GGGAAGATATCGCGGGTGCGGTGAACGGTATCGAGATGGTGTAAGGCACGTTCGATAGCGGAAGGTTGATCCTGGTCATCCCCGCGTTGCTCCAGGTGTTGGTGACGAAGTCGAAGTTAGCATAGCCGCTGCCGGCGTTCTGTAGGCAGACCTCGATGGGACTCCCGTTGTGAGACTGACCCGTATCGCACTTGTAGGTCAGGTTCAGCCAGTATGCTCCCCCGGCGGTCAGGGCCGGGGTGAGCTGATCGATCTCCACGGCTACGGCGGTCGCTGGCTGTATCACCTTCAGGGAGTTAGTAGACCCGACCATTACCAGGTCAGCGCCATCCAGGGAGAGCTCCCCGGTCGCTCCGATCTCGGTCCAGCTCGCAAGCACGTCAGCACCGCCTCCCCCGGGCGTGGTGAAAATTGTGTTACTCAGGACCGAATCCGAAGGGAACATCTGGAAGCCGGCGGGGACCTGCCCCCCGATCATCGACCCGGCCACTGGCAGATTCGAGGACGGTTGGATATCAACAGTGCATTCAACGCACAGTCGGTCCATCGTGACAGCCGCGGAGCTGGATGTTGTATATTCAGCGAGTACGCCCTCAATTCGAACTCCCATGGAACGGTTAAGGGAGATAATACCCCCACTCTTAGGAACGTAATTTATGAGGGTGAGGTTGTTTATCTTGGTCCTGCCGAGACCCGTGATGGAGAGGAGACTCGTCCCCAGGTCCAGACCAGGATTTCCGTAATATCCCTCCAGGTAGACTCCGTTGTAGAGGTCGTTCCCGTTAAGGTGCGAAGAATAGATATCGGGCAGGTTGTCGGCGGTATCGTCCTCCAGCACCATCTGGATACCGGTATTGTTGAAACAGTAAAGCCCGTTGAATACGTTACTCAGGCCCTTTATCTTGTAGAACCCAACTCCGGTGTTATAGGCGAACACGCAAGCGTTCCAGACGTTCTGATCAGAATACGAGATACCATTGAAGTCGATTTTAATACCGGTACCGTTGTACCTACCTTCGAGCCTGGTGAACATGCTGCCGACAACCTGCGAGAAGTAAAACCCGATGACGCAGTTTTTCGCGTAAACGTTCTCCATCGTGATGTGTCCGGTATAGTTCGCCCTGAAACCGTTTTTAGCGCCGGTGACGCAGAGGTCTCTCAGGGTATTGAAACTGTTATTCCCGGAGGTGACGAAGTTGATGCCGTCCAGCGTTTGGTTAGTGAAGCTGAGGATGGAGTAAATCTGGCTTACTCCATAGAGCTTCACGTAGGCCGGCAGATTGATGGTGGTTGAGCACATGTAGGTGCCCGCCAGGAGGTAGACGGCTGCCCCGGCGCTGCAGGAATTGAGCGCCGCCTGCAGGGGCGCTGCGGATGCGGTAGCACCATCAGCCTTGGCGCCCCACCACTCGGGATAAACGAGATGCGTTGAGGTTACCCCGAAGCTGACAGCGCCGGCACCGCCAAAGACCTGGTATCTTCCTGCCACGAAGGAACCGTTTATCATCAAGGCTCCGGCGTTGTTGATCCTACCGCCGGCAAGAACCCAGATGTGAGAGTTCAACACTGCAGGGACGGTGTTCCATACCGAGGAGATCACCAGCTGCTTCCCGGTGGCTGCAGCTGCGGCGTCGGCAAGGGCAAGGGTCGAGTAGGCTCCCGCATCGAGATACGTCCCGCCGAGATAGGTCATGTCCGGAGGCGGCAGCAGCCCGGGGTTACCGTTCCCGTCGAAGCTAAGAACGGTCCCTGCGCGCGCCAGATCGGGAAGGTCCCCGCCGCCCGTGTTGGACAGTGGAAGTCTGATCGCCCGGCTCGCCAGGTCGTTGACCTGCTGCAGTTGCATGGTCAGCCGGTCATAGGCATTTTCGTGCGAGGATGCGAAGAAGGCTCCCCCGTCCGGGAATACCGCCGGTTGAGTCAACGCCATGACCCGCTGGACAACAATCTGTTCGCCGAGGTTGGCTGCTACAGTTAAAGCGACTGAGCCCCCCAGATTCCCCGGGTACCCGGTCAGGACGTAATCCGTAATCTCAGTGAGAGGCAGTGTATTGCCCGATACGTCGATCTTGGAAACTTTGATGTCCGAATTTTGGTTGAAGCTGAAGGCGAAAGAGAAGGGTCCGGTGCTCCCATTTCCCAGGAACGTTGCTTTACTGCTGGTCGACGTCAAACTCATTTAGACCTCCAGGTCAATGTTTGGTGGAGACTGCGATGATAATTGCCACTATTGCGGAAATAAGGGCAGTTGTAACCGCTCCCCAGAGACCCGAGTTGCGAGTTTTGGCCAGCTCGATCGGGGCCTGTTCCAGCGCCTGCACCCGGACGAAGAGAATGTCGTTGACGTGCTTACGGTCGGCCACCTCGACTTTCAGCGTCTCAACCAGTCCATCGACCTTGGCGCCCTGGACGGCAATGTCGCGCATGAGCTTGTTGTTTTCCTTCTGCCCTTCCTTGATCTCATTCACGGCGTCGGCGATGGTGCTCACGGCCTGGTTCATCATCGCCATGTTGATTTCCTGGCGACATGCTGCAGGTGTCTCCCGGTCGTCTTCAACCTGTAGCCCTCCCTGGAATAGACAAACCGCCGAGTTTTCTCCCATAAGCACTCCCTCCCGAGCGTTTTCCGCCACCTTAGTCATCTTCGCCTCCACGCTGCAATATCACCTGCAACGGAATTAATGTTTTTTGCGCCGGTAAAGGATGTCCTGAAGCGGACTCCAGGGATGCTCCGGAGTATAGTTCCCGGTCAGCACGTCATAGATAAACTTCCCGGTGATGTTCATCTGGCTTGAAGGCAAGCCGAGTGCCCAGCCTCCGGCATTGGTGGCGGCCCGCGACAACTGCTCGCCCGTGGCATTGCCCTGCTCATATTTCAACGCTGTGATGGGGAGATCCTTCATGTCCTTTGCCATGTCGAGCATCGGGATACTTGAGAGATGATAGGGCTCACCCGTGATGTGTGACTCCAGCCCCTTCCCAACTTCGCGCACGATCGGGATACCAGCGGACCATTCAGTCGAGATCTTCGCCAGCAGCCAGGCCCTCCATTTGTCCGCGTCCTCTCCGATCGCCGGAGCCTTCCCCTGCAGGAGTGGAAAGAGAATCGCGTTGGCGAGATAGTTGCCGATGAACACCCGCATCATCAGGGGTGTCGCTTGGGCGAGCCCGGTGACGGCCGCTTTGCCGGTGGCCTTCGCCACGTCCATTTCATTTCCGGCCGTGTTGACAGCGTTGATGTACTGGTTTAGGTTGACGATGACGGGCCCCATCCACTGAGTGAAGTTCCGCATGATGGGGTTGCTCTCCGCTGGGGAAAGGTCCATCGCTGACCCCGCCTCGTTCGTGGTCCGGATCACGCTATCAGCGAAGCGTGCGGCGCGCTGGTGAGCTTCCGCCGGCGGGAGGTCCTGATACATCTGCTCCATTCCCTGCTTGTACGCCCCGGTGAAGGTGGCCACGGCCTGCATCTTGTAGAAGTAGGCTTTCAGCTCCATACCGAATTTGAATACCGTGGACATCACGTCATGCTTCCCGGTCAACCGGTTCATCGCCTCCACAAAGTTCTGGTTCACGTTCTGCTCGATGTGCTGGTAGTACTGGCTGTTGTCCAGGGCGAACTGCCAGGATTCCCCGGGGCTGTTGACGGTGGCCGCCAGGGCGCCGTGCACGATGTTCTTAATGTCGAGCTGTTGCCACGCCTGCAGAAAGACGGCGTTGACGGACTCGGCGAAGGCGTTGGTGATCTTGTAGGAGATATGCATGGCGGTCGCGCGGGATCTGGTAAAGGCGACGGCTCTCTCCCAGTCGCTCGCCCCGGGCCCCGCGTTGGTTGAGTTATAGGAGACGATGGACTGCAGCCACTTCTGTAGGCGAAGCGGCATCTCCTTGCCGTACATTTTCACCAGGGCGGCCTTGACCGGTGCGATCTTGGTCACCTCCCCGGCATCTCCGATCACCTCCTGCAGGCCAGATAGAATCCGGTTTGCCTGGTAGATCGGTTCCCGATAAGCGATGTCAGTGATGACGTCATTCAGGTGCCGGGTGGTGATGTTCTGCCAGTCGGTGCTGACCTGGTAGGCGGCCTCTGTGCGGGCGATCAGGTGGCCGCGCTTGGTAGACGCCTGGGAGAAGGAGTCGGCGTACTGCTTCAGGTTAAATTCCTCCTGGGAGTTCACCTGCTGCTCGCCGGCGCGGGAGGCCTCGGAAGCATAAACCATCGGGAAATACCCGCCGTCATAGGTTCCGTAGGGGGTCACTACTTTGCGAAGCTCCACCCACTCAGGCTCCAGACCGTTCCACCGCTTCTCCAGTTCGGCCATGTGAGGCTTGAGTTTTGCCATCTGGTCCCATACGTGCTGCACCAGGTCCCAGTCGGCCTTGGTGAGCGTGCGTGTGATCTCGGCAACGGCGTCAGCTGAGAGGGGTTTGCCGCGCTCGTTGTTGGCATCGTAGTAGCCGCCCCGGGTGACCTTGTCGAAGTTGGAGTCGCTCCCGAAATGCATGGCCAGCCCTATCAGCTGGCTGCGCGAAAAACTCCGATCCAGGGATTTGATGTAGATGCCCGCGGGGTCATGGATGGCCTTCGCCTGCTCTTTCGGCATTCGGTCCAGCATCTCCACGGTGCCGAAGAGGACCTGCTGCAGGAGATCGTTGAACTTCGCCTGGCCATCGAGCAGCGGGTTCCAAATGAAATCATGCATGGGACCGTCCGGGCCGCCGTCGATGCGCCCGAAGACGTTCAGCTCCATCCTCTCCAGCCCAGAGAACAGACCGCCGATAGTTTTCCCTGCCTTCTCCCAGCCGGTCATGGAGGTGCGGTCCAGGTGGTCCGGCGCGGAGTTCTGCTTGCTGGCGTGGATCCTCGCGGCCATCTGCTCCTGGACGTCGTGCAGCTGCTCAGCGCGCTGGTCGCTACGCACCCGGTTGACAGCCTGAACCACGTGCATGATCGACTTCACTGAGTCGTATACTCCGCGCAGCTCGTCGACCGGGACATCCCGATAATTGGCGCGGTAGGTTGGATCGAGCAGGCGTTCGTCAACGGGGATCTCCCGGCCATCGTGCTCATCGGAGAAGCGCTGCAGGTACTCCGCGAGGGACTCCCGATTCTGGAGCTCGATGTTGCTGACCTTGACGAGCTCGTAGCGGTCGAGAATACCGCGCACCTGGGAGAGCATGTCCTGCGAGGCCTTGCCGACTCGCTGCAGCGTCTCCAGCTTCCCGGCCTTCACCAGGTAGCGGTACATCTTGTCAACCTCATCCCTAGTGTCCGCCGCCTCCTTGTAGAGGTAGTGGTTCAGTAGCTCCTTGAACTTCGCCTCTGACGCTGCACCCCAGTCCTGCTTGCCGGCAGCCTCAAAGGCTTCCCGGGACGCCTTGCTCTCGGCGCGCGCGTAGATCTGCGGCATGATGTCGCGTTCCCGCTTCCCGGCCATGATCGCCGCGGCGATGCTCTTGAAGTACTCCGCCGGAGGGATGGAATCCTTGACGTATTTCCGTCCCTGCTGCGCCGCCTTCTTCGCGGCACTCGCCTGAGCCTTCAGATCGTTGATCTCGGCCTGTTTGGCTCCGCGCTCGATGGCCAGTGACAGTTTCGACTCTGCCTCCTTCCAGCGGGCGTTATAGTCGGCTTCCCGCTTCGCCTGGTCCGCGTCGATCTTGCCCGCCTTCTTCGCGGCGTCGACCGCCGGCCCTGCCTCGGAGGCCTTCCGCTTTAGGACCTTCAGCTCAGCGCGCAGCAGGTTCCCGTGCTCGTCGTTATGGACTGCCTCCAGAGCCTTCTCCGGGAGAGAGCCATCCGTCAGCAGGTTCCCGTGCTCCTGATCCATGCGGCGGGCGGCTTCGTCCCGGACGTAATCCTTCATCCTGGGAGCTTCCATCATCCGCTTCAGCATCTCGTCTCCGGAGGAAAATCCGAAGTGTTGAGCGACATCGTCGGGAGAGACGCCGCCTTCCCGCGCGTACATACGACCGAAGCCGCGGGGCATCCCTTTGACGAACTCTTCTCCGTACATGTCGACCAGGGCCTGGCGGTCCATCTTGACAGGGAACTCCTCCCCGTTGAATTCCTTCCCCTTAGTCAACGCCTCGAAGGCCTGATAGACCGGTTCCTGCTGCGCCTCGGCGGTCACTTCTTCTTTCTTCTTGTCGAGGGCTTCTTTCCACCACTTGGTGGTCTCCCTGGTCTTCTCCTTCAGCATGTCGCCGAGCAGCTTATCGTGAGCCTTCTGCATATCCTTGGCGCCCATCTTGGCGTAGGCGTCGAACTCCGCCTTGCTGACGCCCATGTCCTCGGCCGTGGCAAAGAGCGGCTGATAACCCTGCTGCTTCCTGGCGGCCGCTATCTCCTCGTCGGTCGCGAGCAGTCGGTCGAAGACGCCGCGCACATCATCAGAGAGCTTCACGTCGGAGAAGTAGGTCTTCATCTTACGGTAGACCTCGGAGAGCCAGAGGCTGAACCGGGTGAACGCTCCCTGCAGTTCCGGAGACGGAGCTTTGCCTTCCCCGAAGTATGCCTCTCCCATCTTGGCGAATGCCTCGTGCTGTTCGGTCGTTAGGGAGGCGTAGTCCTTGGCGCCGAGCTTAGTCAGGATCGCCTGGAAGTCATCCTTGAGCTGCTGCGGTGCGTCCGGGTGCTCAACATCGCGCGCCATGCGCTCCAGGAACATATGGGAGGTCTCGTGCAGGAAGGAGGAGAGGTCCGCCTTCTCGAAGAACTTCATGTTGAAGCCGGGATGATCCGGAGAGAAGGAGAGGCTGGCGCGCGGATCGTCGCCGCCCTGGTAGAGAGCCTTGACGTCTTCGGGAGGGTGAGATACTATTATCTCGGGATTCCCGCCGTCGCTGTGGGCGTTAGAGAGCAGGGTTCGGGCAACCGAATCAGAATCTTTCGCGGCGGGATACCTTCTTGCACTCGCCAAAGATAGCGTCTTCTTCCCCGTTCGAACCTCTTCCACTACCATCAGAGTTCCATCAGGCATCCGCTTCACTGAGGCGATCAAGTCTTGTCCGCGGCTATTCTTGGCGCCATGCGCGATAGCATCGGGGGAAAGAAGAACCTCCGGGATAGCTTTGATATCTTCCTCATGACGAGCTGGCCGCGGGCCTCCTCTCTCTTAGCGTTCCCATGCTGGGCCAGGATGTGCTTCACCGAATACATGTCAGCCTGGTGGCGATAGCCCGCGATATCAACCGATGGAGCAACCGCTGAGACCTTCCATTCGGGCACAGGGGCGATGTCAATCTTCTTATTGGTGCTGGATTCGCCCACGGCCAGGTCGTGGAGTTCCCCCATTTGTGCGCCGGCGTCCGAGATCTTCTCCTGGTGCAACTCCCGCTGCCCCTGCAGGTCGATACCTGCAGCCTTAGCTCCGGTGATCCGCTCCATCTTCAGCGGGTGCTCCTGGTAGTAGGACCAAGCGTCATGTGTCGGCTCCAGCCCGTTCCGAATCCTCTCCTCATTTCTACCCGCGGCCTGGGTGCGCGCATTCGCCGCGATGATCTCCGCCTGCTTCTTGGCCGCATCTGCGCCGTGGACTTCCTTCAGCTGCTGGTAGGCATCGGCGAAGACCTGCCGCGCCGGCGCGTCAGCTGCGTGAGCGGCATCCGCCTGGTCCAGGTATTCCTTGAGGCGCTGCTCCTTGGTCGTCTCGAAGTCGGCCGACTCCGCCGGCGTCATCCCGCCCAAACTCTCCCGGGTGTTCTGCACCAGGTCCTTGTACTGGTCGAGTCCCGACAGCTTCGTCACATACTCTTCGACGGGGATCGCGATGTCGCTGCCGGTGTGTAGTGCCTCGTAATAGCGCGAAGGGTCGCTCAGCGTGGTCTCCGCTGCCTCGGCCGGATCGATGCCGGCAGACTGAAAGAGCTCGTTCCACTTCTCGACCGGGACATAAACATCGGACTGCGCGCCGTGCTCGTCCATCATCTTCCTGACCAGGTCAGGCATCTTCTCGGGGAGGCGCTGGTTGAGCTTGGAGTTCTGGACCTGTTCTCCGGCATCGAGCAGGAAGGAGGCCGTCTGCTTCACCCGGCTGATCTCCGCGTCCTCCCGACTCCCCCCCGGCATCTGCATCACCAGCGAATACATCGCCGTCGGGAGCTTCGTCTCGGTATAGGGATTATCCTTCTGGAGCTGCTCCAGATCCTTGCTGGAGATGTTGGGCTTCTTCTCCATCCCGTTGTAAAGGTCCTCCACCGACATCTGCCCGAAGTCGGCTTGAGGCCAGAGCCCGGTGCTTTCATGGTAGGCGTTGTCCCGGTAGGTCTGCAGGGCGTGCTCATAGGGATGCGTCATCATCGGCATGACGGCGCCCTGGGCGAGTCCCATGGCGGTAGTTCGACCGATGTCGTTGATGGCGTCCTGCAGGGTCATGTTGGGGCTAACGGTCGCCTTGTCTACCAAGAGGCTCCCAGCCTCCGCCGCGTCCATTCCCAGGGTGTTAGCGAGGGTGGTCGCCACGGTGCGCTTCAGGAGACTCATACCAGGCTTAAGCAGGAAGTGAACGGGTAGCAGGCTAGTGGCTGCGTAGAGCGCTCCGCTCGCGGTAGCCGACGTTGTCGCATCCTCAGGGCTTGCCCCACGCAGGCGCTCCGCGGCGTACTTCGACCCGGCCCCCCCGAGGGCCATATCCATCATGATCGAGCCGCCCCCGGTGAGGGGTGCCAGTACGACCGCCGGGGCCATGTCCACGATTCCCTGGATGAGTTCGCCCCCGAAGTCTTTCGGCGCCGTGGCGCGCAGGTCATCCTGCGATCCGGTCACCAGGGCGCGGCCCTGCTCGGCGAGAGCCTGCCCGTTCTCCTGCTCGTTTTCGTAGAAGGAGGGCGCGGTCGCCCGGTACTCCCCGATCATCTGCTGCAGGCCGCCGACCTTCTGCGCCAGCCGGGGCATGAAGCCCTTGATGGGATTAACCACCCAGTTCTGAATGGCCTGCTCGATGCCGGACAGGTTCCCAGCGTCATCATAGGCGACTGCCGCGTTATCGGGATTGGCGAGGTGAGCGGCGGTCGCCGGCGCGGTCGCCGGGAGTTCGGCCGCCTGCTGCTGCAGCTGCATCAATTTGACTGGTGCCCCGTTGCGAATCAGGTTGACCGGGACACCGGAGGCCTTGCTCATGCGCTGCCACTCCGCCTCGGTATCCGGAGAGATACCGGACTGTGCGGCAAGGGAGACGGCGGCGGGAAGTGCTGCGGTAGCAGTCTGGTTCTGCCCGGTGACCCCGTTGATGATGGAAAGAACGTCGGTATCTTCCATTATTTCAGACCTCCTGCCGTAACGCCTGCAGCTGCTTTGCGTGCCTGGTCAACGGTGAGTTTGATCCCGTTCTTTTTCGCCACAGTGATGACCTGGCTGTAGGCATCAGATGTCCCAAGGAATCGATCAGGTTTCTTGAGCGCTTCGATTATGGGAACCTCACTCGCGGTGTTTCCGAAGACCGGGAAGAGCGGGGTGATTGCGGCCGGGGTCTTCGCCCAGTCCTGGACAGCCTGCTCAACCTGGATGGAATTGAGGGGACCGGCGGCCGCCTGCTCGCGCCGGAAGAGATACATCCCGAGGCTGCTCGATGCTGCTTCGGTAATCTGTTCCTGGTCAGGGTTGAGGTTTCCCTTGTAGCCCAGCAGACCTTTGACGCTTCGGTTAATCTGATCTTGCGACCAACTGACCGGCTGTCCCTTCGCCTGGGCGTCGTTCTTCTTCTGGAGCGCATCGAGCATGGAGGCCTGTTCGGCATCGATCTGACCGGTAGCGCGCAGTCCGATCGGACTCGCGGTCTGGAGCAACGAGGGGTTAGCGATGATCTTGGTGAAGTTCGCCTGTTGGGTCTGCTGCTGGCGGAGCAGCTGCGCCTGCTGGTCCATCAGGGCCAGAGACTTGCGGTGCGCGGAGTCAGCGTTCTGCTGACTCACTTCATGCTCGAGCAGCTGCTTCGCGCGTTCCGCGTCCAGGGCATTCAGACTTTTGAACTCGGGCCAGTTGGAGATGGCGACGCCGGGGTGCTGCCCTGCAAGCGTCATAGTGTTCAGCTTCGTGTCGATCGCCTGAATGAGGGTATCGCCCTGTGCCTTGGTCGCCTGCGTGTCCAGGGCAGTCTTGATCGCCTGGAGGTTCTGCGCACCGTACTGCGTCATAGTCTGGATGGCGCCTGTTACCTTCGGGTCGCTAGCCAGCTGGTCAAGAGTCTGGTCCGGGTTGGCGATCATCGCCTGATAGACGGTGTTGGAGGCGCTCTTGACCGTCTCCCCTACTGCCGACTGATACTGCGCCGACCGGGCGAGCACCGCCGACCGGAACTCCTGCTGCATGACGGGATCATCAGGAAAGGCCTCCTTGTCCTTGCCGAGCGCGCCGATCACGTCACCGCCCTGCTGGTAATAGGAGTCGGCGGCCGAGGCAACGCGCTGAGCGTCGGACAAGGGCTTCAGGTAGGAAAGGATCTGCTCACGATCCTGCTTGGTGAAGACAGACCCCTCGGTACCGGGGATCGGCTTTCCTTCCTCGTCCGTGGCCGGCTCGCCCTTATCGAATTCATCGAAGTACTTCATGGCCGTGGTTGCCTGGCCAGTTTTGACGTAACTGTCGATGACGGTCTTTTGTGCCGACGATTCGTACTGCTGGACGAGGTTCTGAACGACCGGGTCGTCAGGCTTGAAACCGTTCAGCGCCGCGTTGGTCTGAATAGCCGAAATGCCGGCATCGATGTGCGTGCTGACCAGCTCGGGTATGTTGTAGTTCTGGGAGATGCTGTTAAGCGACTGATCCATAGTCGCCTTGGTGGTCGCCCCGCTCAGGTCCAGCTTCTGCTTCCACTCATGCTCGTTGATGGCGGTGTCGTAGGCTAGGACGTGCTTCTGCATAGCCCGGTCGAATAACGTACGCTGCTCGTCATTCTGGAGCCCGTCCCTGATGTCGTTGACGTTCTCTTCCCAGTCTGCCTTGAACTCCTGCCCGATACCGTCTGCAGCGGGACCCTGACGGTTCAAGTACCCCATCGGCTGGTTGGTATCAGGATCCACGTCCGTGCTTTTTGCAAGCTGCTGAAGCCTGTTGAGGCCGTCGTTGACGCCGTTCATCGCCTGCGTGTGGTCGGTGTGGAGCTTGGCCGCCATGAGCGCCTGAGACGTCACCTCCAGCGACTTGCCGAGGCTGGCGCCAAAAGTGTCAGGACCGGCGGCCTGTGCCTGCGGGGTCGAGATCGGAGTGGTCTGGACCTGAGAGGTGTCATACGTCGGAATGAATGCCATCGAGAACTCCCTTTACCCTTGATTGCTCATCGCTATGGCTGCTTTGGTCGAATAAAACCCACTGATCCCGCTGGATACCCCACCGAGCACTGCCGCGCTGCCATTCAGTGTTCCGGCGGTTGAAGCGTTATCCCCCTGAACCTTGAGGAGGCCTGCCTGGTCGTTAAACCCTTGCGCCTGGCGACCTGCGTTGTTGAGAAGCTTTAGCGCGTCGAGCTTCCCGAAACCCGCCGTGTCCGTCAGGATATCGAGCGAAGCACCGGTGTTGGTCATCATCCCGTTGCTGGCGGTGTCCGCAATCTGGGTGCCGATCAGCCTCCGGACCTTGTCCTGGTGTTCCATCGCCGCCTGGGCCCCGCGCTGCTCCGCGTCGAGTGCCGAGTTCTGCTGGACCTTGGCGTTATAGTCCGCGGTCTCCTTGGCGTTCTGTCCCGCCGCGACTGCGGAGTAGGCGCTTATACTCGTCCCCACCGCCGCGACGCCTACTGCGACCATTAACCATGACATGTCAAACCTCCAGAGCCTGCATCTCAGCAGGACCTTGTAGAAATTGCTGATACTCCTCAAAACTGTCGCAGACCATCAGCCGTTCGATCTCCTCGAGGTCGGTGGAGTCGGTTGCGTGGACACACGTCCAGGTGGTGTCGGCATGAGCGTAGCCTACCCGCTTCGTCCCCGGCGCCGATACCAGGACATGGTGGCCCGTCAGTCGCTTCATCCCCTCGTCCGTCCAGACCGTGATATCCCCGTTGACGATATTCAAATTCTCGTGCTTGTGGACCTTCCCAGTGAGAAGTACTCCTGCAGGGATGAGAAGCTCCCGTGCGTAGATACCTTTGGAAAAGTGGTGCACAGGCTCCAGGGAGAGATGAGCCTCGGGGTGCTGCAGCAGCTCCTGCTCGAGCGCCACGATTTTCGCCTGCATTCCGGCTGGATCCTTTATGAGGTCGCTCATCGTTTCTCCATGGTGAAAATCTGGCAGGGGACATTTTTCTGACCAACCAGGATGACCTGGCCAAAATCAAACCCTAGCCACTTGAGCCAGCGGACTGTCTTCCGGTTACGGCAGTCCACCACGTTTTCCAGCGAAGGAAAGGTATCGAGCATTTCCTGAACTACCGCGGCGCATCCCTTGCTGAACTTGAAGCGGTGCCGGTCGAGATCCTTGGTCCCGATCATCCAGGGGCGACCCTGCCCACCTGGGCCGCGGGGGGTGACTCCGAACATAGCGATCGTCTCGCTATCCACCACGGCCGCCCAGCAGAGCACCGATGCGGCATAACTCTGTCCGAGGACGAAGTAAGGGTTCTCGCCGTAGGTGTCCTCAAGTTCGCGGGCATCCTCGGCGCGCAGGCGGCCCGCCATAGCCGTCAGGTGCTTTACCTCTGCAGGGACGATTCTCCGGTCCATCAGGAACCTCCTACCGTCACGGACGGGACCAGGGCGAGGATGGTGATCGGCAGCGGGTCCGACTGCTGGATCACGACATTCCCCCCTTTGCTCCAACTCGAGGCAATCCGGATCTGTGCCTGGTCGGTGACCAGCGCGATTGGCGCGCCGTAGTTCACCGGGGGCGGGGTCCGGAAGGGGATAAGGCGATCTACGCTCGGGCCGGCGTGGACTACGGCGGTCTCCTGCACCAGGGCGGTCACCTGGTTGACGTTCTTCTGGTGCACGACGGTATCACCCTGGGGAACCGACAGATCAAGAGTCTCCAGGGTAGAGCAGTAAGGCAGACCGACCTGCACCTTAGAGGCTGGCGCATCAAGGGTGATAGATCCGCCAGCTACCACCAGCTGGGGTCGTATGCAGCCATCGGCCAGGATGGAGACCGTTTTGCCGTCGAGGTGATCAAGTCCTGAGATGATCGTTGCCGGCGCTCCTGAGTAGGTGAGCCCACAGTCCACGAAAAAGGCGTCGGTCGGGTCCTTGAAGAGACGGCTTTGGAACCGCTCAATGAACCGATGATCAACGCCCCCGATGTTGCGCCGGACGGTGACGTAGAGAGCATCCTCCTGCCCTTCGGTGACGACGCAGACGTCCTCATAGAAGCCATCGGTGTCATGCGGGCACCAGGCAATCACGTCCTGCTCTACCAGGTAGGTCAGACTCAGCAGCACCCCGTCATCCCGCACGGCCCAGACGCAGCTGTAGGGAACCTTCTGGAAGGCCCAGGCGATGATCTGGTTGTTCTCGAAGAGGTGATTCGACATGACCGTCAGGTCGTTGCCCAGGAAGGTATCCTTCTGCCAGTTGTAGCCGACCGACTTGATCTGGGTACCCTTGTCCAGGACGAAGAGCGCCTCCGAACCGATCACCAGGGGAGCGAGATGGTTGGCGCCATCGTTGATCTGGCGCTTAGCGCTCGTCGCCGAAGGGATTAGCGTCCCGTCGCTGTTACCGTTGACCACCCAGACACCACCCGAGGTGAACATCAGGAGTTTGGTCAGGTCAACCAGGTGGCGGATCTCCTCGAGGCCTTTGGTGGCGATCGTGTAGTTGTAGCCGTCATTATCCTGCAGGGGCACCGACTGGGCATAATCGGTATAGCCGGCGGAGGTGGAGAGCCAGAAGGTTTGCGGCCGCCCGGGTGAACCGGCGAAGATCTGTCGCTGCTGGAAGTAGGCGACTGTGCCGGGATACTGGTCGGTCGAGCCCCAGGCCTCAAGGGCCCACTTGTACGCCGGCATGGCGTAGGCGGACATTACCGCGCTGCCGCCTGAGGTGTATATCTGGGCAGTCGTGAGCTTGACGACAAAATGGTTCGCGTCCCACAGGAACCCCAGCCCGAAAATCGCGGTCCCCTGATCAAGTGTCCAAGTCCCGTTGAGGTCGGTCATCCCCAGCACGCCCGATATCGCTACGCTCTGCCCCGAGGTGAACCCATGTCCTGCGCAGGTGACATAGACATACCCGCTACCGGCTGATACGGCAGCCGTTATTGGCTTAGTGTAGTTCGCGGTCACCAGGGAGTCGGGCAAGCGGCTGAGCACCGTCCCCTGGATGTGCTTGGTGTCGGTGAACCCGGTGATGAGCAGGATTCCGAAGCCGGAATGGAGGTACTGCCAGCCTACCCCGGGAGAACCATCGTATTCGGTCCCCTCCAGCGTACTGGGAGGCGTCGTCCCGGTCGTCCCGGTCGAGACCGCCTGGTAGTAATTCTGGCCTGACCTGGCCTTTGAGTTGATCGTGATCGCGGCCTGCACCTGCCACTTCGAGATCCCATAGTCCGGGTTCTGCTCAATGTAGAGCATGAGCCCGACCATGTCGGAGGTGAAGGTATCGAGATCCGCCGTGAGGTTCACGGCCCCGACCACTCCATCCGCGTGGATGGTCAACGTCTTATCGATGTTGATGTCCCGAAAGGGCCCGTGCACGTTGTTGAAGGGGGCGAAGGTCCACGAGGTATGCGAGAGCCGGGAGAGCTGCTGCACCGGATAGCTCGGGTGAGTCAGCGTCATGACGTCGAAGCTCTGGGTGAATTTGATCAGAGCCAGATCGGAGGCGTGGAAGATGGTAGCGATCTCCACCGGAACTCCACCGGAGAGAACATAACCGCCGTTCATGATGACGCGCATGTAGAGCTCGCCGAACTCCAGGATGTAGGACTGGGTTGGAGAGAACTGGAACGGGATCATCTTTACGGCGTCTACTGCCGAAAACTTCGTCTCAGTGACAAGTTTAGAACCGGGCCGATTGGATGCCCCGCCCTGCTGTCGAATGAAGAAGTTCCGGAGCATCTTGGCTCCGGAGTAGTACTTGTTGAAGTCGACCCTGCCCCACAAGGAGGGCGAGAGTTCCCCCGCGGTGAATGCCGCCTGCACTATTCCCTGGCCACTCATTATGCGTTCCTCGCTGCATCGAGGTCGCAGTCGCCCTCAGGGTCCTGCAGGTTCTCGTTTGACGCCAGGGCGCCAGCCTCAGCCAGGACGTTCTTGTAGGTCGCGGCTGTCGACTGCGCGTATTTTGGATCAGCCGAAAGCGGGGTTGCAATCTCGGCCGCGATCCCCCAGGCGAGCAGGTTGGCGAAGGCCGGGGAAAAGAGGTTCGTGTTGGTGATCCGCGCGGTGTAATCGGCGTAGACCTGGTCATAGTCGCAAAGAATCGCCCGGGCGTCGTTGGAGTCGTCGTTCACGGTGCGGTACGGGACGCCCGCGGTCTTCGATGCCACGCCGTAGACCGGGACCCCACCGGCAGGGAAAACCCGTTTGAGCGTCAGGCAGTCGCCCGGGTACCGGTAGCGGTAGCCCCAGGGGGCGAGAGGAGATCCGATATCCTGCAGGAGAACGATCTTGTTGGCGAAAGGCCAGGGGAAATCCTGAAGAGCTTTCTCCAGGACGTAGTTGTAGACCATCGCGCAGACCCGCGCTTCCTGCGAGACGTCGGGCGGATCGATGGAGTTGATGAAAAACTGGCACCCGACTCGGCCAAGCGCGATATTACAAATCTGAGCTGGAGATTGCATCAGGAGTCCCCCTGGGTTACGTGTGAAGTACTTCCTTGATTGAAACGTTGTCGATCTGTCCCGAGAAGCCGAGAGATCCGGCCTGAATTCCGCCGGTAATGGAAGCCGAGCAGATAACTACATCGGTGAAGGTCCCGGTGGTTGTCCTCGAGGGTGAAGCTCCGCCCCCGATCATCGACTTGACGTTGCCTGACGTGATGCTGGAAACGGTGTAGGTGATCTGGTAGACCTTCCCGATCATCAGGACGCCCTGGCTAATCGAGGTATAGGCCGCCGCCGAAGTGGCGACCCCGAAGCCCCCGGAAATCGTCCACCCGGCACTCTTGGCCCAGTTCGCATCGATGTCGAACCCGCCGTTCAGGGCGAGCTCCGGCCCCAGCTTCCTGGACCCGTTATGCTTGGTCAATGCCCTGAACTGGCTCATCGGAAGTTACCGATCCGGAGGTTGCAGTTAGCGGTTGAGTAAATCGCCGCGATGTAGGTCGGGACGATTGCCATTGCCGAGGTGTCGAAGAAGAGCAGGTTCCCCGCCGGCAGGAAGTAGCCGGTGTTATCGGCCACTACCGTGCCGTCCCCGAACTTGATGAAGCAATCGCCATCGGAGTAGACCGAGACGAGATTGCTGGTGATGGCCTGGCGCGCCGAGACAACGGTAACCGCCAGGGTTGCTGCTGAGACAGGTGCTGCTACTACGATGCCTGATGCCATGATGCCCCCTATGTTGCCTGTGTCTGAGCGGTCAGCATGCCATTGGTGAATGTCATGCTGCCGTTCGCCCCGGTGGTGGTCAGCTTTGCCGTAGTGATGGTCACAGAAAGGCCAGGTGTCGCCGTTCCGGTCCCCCCATGAGCCACCGCGAGAATGCCGGTGATGTTCGAAGCGGTTCCCGTGGTGTTCGCTCCGTTGTTGGGGATATCTCCGCTCACCAGTACCGGGAGTTGAGCGTGAGGGAGGGTACCTGTGGTGATATCGGAAGCGCTTACCACCACGTCCGTGGTGAGCGGGTGGCCGTTGATTGCCCTGCTGGACGGTACGTTCGCCAGGTCTATCAACGATCGAGCGTAAAGGTAGTTGGTTAACTCTTCGCTCACGTCACCCTCCGGTGTCTATTCGCTATCTTCCGTCATCGACGGGTACATGCTGCTGCGGGCCTTCGGCTTGGTGAGGTCCATCTCGGTGATCTGGATGGTGCAAGCGGAGTACTCCCGGTCGGAGCACTCCGTAACGAGGACGGTAGCGGTGAGGTTCATGGTGTCGCCGACGCACGGCATGGCGATCCCCAGGGCTTCCATCTGGTCATCGGTCAGGCTGATGCGCAGATTGTAGGGGTAATCGCCGGAGGCGCCGTCACCGCACGGAGAGCAGCAGCAGTCCCCGCCCATGTTTTTCATGTCCTTCATGCCGTCCTCCCTTCCGCCTCAGCCAGCTGCTCCAGCAGCCGCTTCATGCCGGCCTGGGGTGCGGTCTTCACCCCGTAGTCGGCGAGCTTCTTGCGGAGGTCCTCTTCGGTGTACTCGACCTTCCTGGACGTTTCGCCCTTGGCCGCCCCGATTTCCTTCATGTAGTGCGGCAATGGACCCTCGTGGTCGATCTCCTCGCCGGCGTAGTGGTAGACGCCATCCTTGGAGAAGTGATCCTGGGTGAGCTTAACCCTGACTTTTTCAGACATGGTCACCCCCGCCCAGGAGGATGTTCGCGGCGGCAAGAGATGCGGAAGCATCCGCTTCACTGACAGCGCCCTCGTCATCCGGCCCCGTCTGGTCTGCGAAGGGGGGGACCGGGCCGGGGTTGTTGAACTCCTCACCCTTGAAACGGTAGACGCCATCGATGAAGGCGTCTTCTTTAAGCTTGATCTTCGGCATGGTCGCTCCTAAGACAGCGGGGAGAGGTCGCCCCCTCCCCATGTCAGGTTTTAGGTGAAGTCAGAGTACGGACGCCATCCGGTGAGGTCTGCAGTGATGTGGCAGTTGACCGCGCCGGCAGTGAGGGCCGCGGTGCCGACGACCTGCTGGACGCCCAGGTACTGCTTGTAGTCCACGCCCTGGGGGAGCGCGATGATCCAGAACATGGTACCGGCCTTGGTGCCCGTGGCGACAGTTGCCGAGGCGGGAACGGTGACCGTCCTGGACACGGCATGCACGACCTGGCTGCCGTTGGTCTGGATGGCTGCGACCGAGTCGGAGACCAGCTGGAACGCGAGGGTCGCGGTACCGCCGGAGGTGATGTCGGCCTGCGCCGAGAGAATGAGGTAGACCGGCTCACCGTTCCCCATGTCGCGCACGGCATTCAGGGCGTTGGTGGAGAGGTCGATGACGTTGGTCAGGTTGTTGGTGCCGGTCGCGGTGTTCAGAGTCGCGGCGACGGCAATTGCGAGTCTGCTATCGAGAATCATGGTCCTGCCTCCTTGGAGAGGATGAAACGGTAATGCGCCGGCCCGAAGACCAGCGCAGCTGGTTAGGAGATGGTCGCCTCGGTGGAGAGGATCGCGTCGCAGCGCTTGACCGGGATGCCGTCCAGGGTGAGGACGTGCTTGCCTGCCACCTGCTCCATGGTGAGCTGGCCGGCGGCGATCTTGTTGGCGATCTGCCGGCGGAGGAAGCTCTTCACGGTGCGGTTGCAGTAGAAGACCGGGCGCCCCATGGAGAGCGTCGGCAGCAGCTCGATAGCCTGCGCCATCAGGTCGATGAGGTCGGCGCCGGACGCTGCGTTCTTGGTCAGCGTGGTGACGTCGACGTTGCAGATGCGGACGATATAGCGCCAGTCGCGGACGGTCAGGCCCACGTCCCAGCGGTAGTGCGTCCTGTAGGCTTCCATGCGGCCGCCTGCACCGTCGATGTTCTCGATGGTGACCTGTCCCTTGTCCTCGATCTTCAGACCGGCGACGGAACCCTGGGGCAGAATGCCGTGAGCGGTCAGAGGACCCCAGCAGATGAGCCAGATGGAGGTGTTGGTGGAACCGGATCCGCCGCCGGAGAGGACGTTGAGGCCGTTCTGAGCACCAGCGATGGTGTTGAAGCGCGGGGCGAAGCCGGTGAAGGCTTCGGGCTGGGTCCCCTCGTTGCCGTAGAACAGCACGCGGGCGAACTCGATGTTCATCCCCTCGATGAACGCGGCGTCCTCAGAGAGGCGGAAGGCAACGGTGTTGCCGTTGAGGTCGGCGAGGGCCTTGTCGACTTCGGCGTAGGCTTCCAGCATGCCGGTGTTGTCGGTGATCTGCGCGGTAGTGGACTTCCCGGGCTGGACGCCGCCGTACAGTTTGCGCCAGGTCGGAATCGGCAGGCCGGTCCTGACGGTCGTGCGGTGGCCGGTCAAAAGGTTGCCCTGGATGAACGTCATGTCGTCCAGGACCTCGTTGGTCTGCATGAGCATCTCAACGATGGTCGCTACCTGACCGTTGGGGTCCATCCTCTTGTCGAAGTCGAGAATGGTCGGGTTGATGGCCGACAGGGTGACGCCCGCGAACCCGATCAGCTGCAGACCGGACGGCAGGTGTCCTGCGGAATGAGGCAGCAGAGCTGCGGTTGCGTCCCCGCCCAGGGCGAACGAGACGATGAGGGCCAGGGCGATGAGGCCCATCCATGCCATGCCGGTGCTGATCTTGAAATTTTTCATCCGGTGAATCTCCTTTGTGGAGGTAGGGGCCGAAGTCCGTTGACGTGGCTACTTCATGTTGCTGTTCGGGTAGAAGTTGACCGCCTTCACGCCGTCCTGGCCGCCGAGTTCGAACCGGGAGTCCTCGGAGAGGGCCTTGGTCGCGACCCGGTACATCAGGCGGAAGAGGGTCGGGTTGGGGCCGAACTTGTCGGTGTATGCCTTGAGGTCGGCCTGCTCGTCGGCATTGAGCAGGGTGTTGAGCGCGCGGCCCACGGCTTCCTGAGAGGCGGTGAACTTCTCCCCTCCGAACTCCTTGTCGTTCGCGATCGCATCTCGACGCGCCTGCTTGTCGGCGGTGAAGGCCTCGGTCGCCTTTGCCATGTTGACGGTCTGCAGGTCCACCAGCTTCTGGGCCTGCTCCTGGGTGAGTCCGATCTCCTTGAAGATCGGAAGGGCAAAGTCAAGGGCCGCCTGGTCCAGAATCTGACCTTCGGGCACGGTGAAGGCCGTGTATTCCTCGGGAGCACCCGTCTTGCCCTTGGCCTCTTCAGCTGCCTTCGATGCGGCTGCCGCTTCCTCTGCCGCTTTAGCCTCGGGGGAGAGCGCCGCAATCCTCGCAGCCTCAAGCCTCGCGGTCTCTGCGGCTTCGAGGTTGGGATCTCCGCCGGCGCCGGGGTCTCCAGCGCCCGGATCTCCGCCAGCTGCAGGAGCAGCTCCGCCAGCAGGATCACCGCCGGCCGCCGGCGCTGCGCCTTCCCCCTCGACGCTGAGTCCCATGCACAGGGACATCAGCACCATGTTCAATAACAGCCTCTTGAGCTTTTTCATCTAAACCTCCTTGTAAAAGTGGATTCGAAATGTCTGCCTGCGCTACTCCTGCCTGTCCTACACTTCCTGGTTCCAAAATGCTTCGTCTTCGTCTTCCTCGTCCGGCTGGACCAAGGAGTACTGCTCCCTGCGTTCCTCTATCGCCTTCCTGATGGTGATGATCTTCTCCGGTGCGGCCTCGAGGAGATCGTTCATCGCCATCAGCCCTACGTTGCGTTGCCCCTCGTTGAAGGACATGATAAGCGGGTTCTCCGGGGGAAGCGCAGTGAAGATGTTCGCCTGGGAGAAGATCCTCGCCAGTAGGCGCCGTCCGGAGGCGGTCCCGGCGACAACCTTGATGTCGTCGAGTTCCTCGAGCCTGAGCTTCTTCTTCAGCTGGTTCCTGGTCATGGTTTCACCTGCTCGAGGTACTCGTGGTGGTGGACAGTAAAAGGGACGCCCTCAGGCACCCAGTATCCCCATATCTCATGACAGCCGGCGCACTCCATGCGACCGCTCTTGAGAAGGTTGAAGTGGGCAGACCCGCACTTACAAAGTCGGGCCATGTGGTCCTGGATGTCGTAAACGTTGTCCACATTGCCCCCTATTGTCCGAGTATCCTATTGAGCGCCGTGGAGTCGCCGACTCCCGTCTCGGATAGGAGGCGCGCGGCGTCCGCGCCCTGTTGCATCGCCGGAGCCATCTGAGCCATCTGAGCAGCCTGCGCCTGTTTCTGCTGCGCCTGCTGCCGCTGTGCTCTGATCGCCTTGACGTCGTCCTCGCTCCTGATCACGCTGGGGATGGTTCCCAGGCAGTCAGCCTCTTCGCGAACTGCGGCATCGGCATTGAAGACATCAGCCGCCTCGGGGAACTGGGCAGCCAGGTTGCCGACGAAGGACGCCAGGCGGTCGATGCTGGCCGTCGCTACCATCTTCTGCGCCGAGGCCATGACCGAGACGTACTCGATGGTAATCGGCTGGCCCTTCATCTCGGGGGGGATCGGCGGTATCCTGCCCCTGCGCTCCAGAATCCGGAAGGTGCGGTGGATGCTGCAGTCCAAGAGTTCTTCGTCCTGGCGCTCCATCACCGGTCCCAGGATCAGTAGCTTCTCCTGGTGACGCTCTTCAACCTCGCGCGCCGTCATGTCGCCCAGGTCCGAAGTCGCGAACATCTGCATCATGTCCTCGAAGAAGGCGCGCTGGATCTGTTTCTGCAGGACTGCGATCTTCTCAGCGATCGGCTGTAGCGTCGTCGGGTGGATCTCGTGCACCGCACGGGCGCCGGCACCTGCAGCCTGCGCTAATCCCGAAATGTAGTTGAGGCCTCCGGCCATCATCGAGAAGGTGTCGTTGCGCAGCATGGCGTCGACGATCAGAGGCGGGTCAGCGATCTTGTTGGCAACCTTGTCGAATAGCTTGACCGTACGGTTCAACATCTGGATTGCCGGCAGCGCGATCATCCCCGGGCAGGAGCAGCCGTATATGTCCTCCCCGGTTACTTCCCACCTGGGCGCGCAGACGGGGAATTCCTCGAAGCCCCTGAAGTCCAGGTAGACCTCATCTCCCGTAGGGGAAGCCTTCTCGATGCGAACCGATCGGTATGGCATATTCTTGTTGCCGATCTTGGATGAGTCCCGGCCATCGTTCGGCTCGATAGCGTGCAGCACCTCAACCCATCCGTCGATCTTGCCGGCGTTGTAGAGACCCTGAGTGGCAACGCTGCAGTTCTCGAAGCCAAAATCATCCACCAACTGCCCCACGGTCATCGAGTACTCACGGTATAGAGCGTTGACCCTCCCGGCGGAATTCGATGCCAGGTAGAAGCTCCCGATCGGCATGGCGTGGCACCTGATCACGTCCTTGTCGTCCTCGAGGATGATCATCGCCGCGGTGCCGAAGTCTCCCAGTTGGGTGTAGACCTGGGGGAGCGCCTGGTAGTAGTTGCTGCCGTTGAAGACGTCGCGCAGTATCTGCTCCACCTCGAAGAGCCAGGCCCGGACGGCGGAGCTCTTAAGCAGGACACGGTTCTTCAGGCTGAAGCGGAACCAGGGGCGCGCCGGCGAGGTCAGGCCCGCCATCATCCCCGAGGCCAGGGTGCGGAGGGCGAAAACTGCCGTCTCGTCATAGATGGCCTGGTTGCGACGTTCCCCCCGGTTGCGATCGCTGGAGAAGAAGCGCGCCGACCGCGGCGAGGTCACCGTAGCAATGGACTGCCAGTGCTGGTCGAAGGTTGACCGTTCCAGCTTCATCATGCTGAGGCGCTTGATCATCCCCTGCTTGATTGTCATCGGGGTTTTTGCCACCTTCTGGCCCTGCTGGTTCGCCTCTGCCATGTCAGGCCCCCAGGAGCGTTTTAACGCCGATCTGTGCTTTCGAGGTGTCACCCTGGGCGCCGGTCAGGTCGGTGTTGCTTGCCGCCTGGCGCTGGCGCTGACGTTCCGAGTCCCTGGCGGCTACAACGGCCGCATCTGAGGAGTCGGGAGGAGGCGCGGGAGCAGCTGGCGCCGGGGGCGGTCCGCCGCCACAGCCGAGAGAAAGCAGAATGACCTTAAGCAGCAGCGTCTTCATCGATGACCTCCTCTTTCTCTGCCGGGATGATAGTCAGGCCGGCGGCGGCCCGACGCTCCACCATCTCCCGGGCGACGATGAACTTGTCCAGGGCGTTGGACGGCATCCCGTAGGCGACCAGGGCGCGGATGTCGTTCTGGTACCGGGCCTTCATCTGCCGGCTGCCCTTGTGGGTCTTCTGCAGACGAAAATCGACGGTAAGGATGGAATCGTCGGAGAAGGTGAACTCCGAGGTTAGGTACTTCCCGTCAGGCGTCTTGCCCAGGTCGCGGTGTGACATGATCTGCCGTTCGGCAGGCTGTTCCAGTTCTTCCAGCTGTCCCATGCTAGTCCCCCAGTGGGTCGTGATCGGTCAGCGCCCGGTTGCCGCCGGCGCGGGTCTGCCGTTGCTTCTGAATCGGAAAAGCGAACGTGACTCCCAGGGAGTCGAACTTATCCGGAGACCTGCCGAGCCGTTTTATGACCGACTCCTTAGGCTCCATGATGATGCGGTCTCCTTTGAAGCTGTAGGTCACCGTGGTCATCTCCTGACGGAGTTCGGCGTCGTAGGGCATGCTGCCCCCTGACTTCACCCATTGAGCGGAATCCCAGAGGATCTGGGCGCGCTTGTTGTAGAACTTGAGCGGGTTGTCCGCCTGCCCTGCGAACTGGCAGTCGAAGGCGAAGACGCCCATGGTCTGCAGGGCGTCGATGACGCCGGAACCATACCCGCCGGTGCCGTCCACGATGATGCCGTCTCCCTGCCAGTCGTTGTGATGCATGATGACCTGGTTGGCGAGCGGGTGAGAGGTCAGGCCCCTGAAGCACTTCTGAGGGAACATGACCAGACCCTGACGCGGAGTGATGACCGAGCTGTCCATGCCTTGGCGCGCAACGTCGACACCCAGGATCTTAGCCGCGTGCTGGATCTGCTCAGCGCGGTAGCTCCGGGACATGGCAAGATCGACCTCTTCGACGGTCAGGAGGGTGTTGATCGCGGAGGTTGGGAACTTGCCCAGGATGTACGACATGACCCACGGGTCTTCCAGGCCCCACTGATCGATCTGTCCACGGGCCCACTCGATATCGATACGCGGTGAGCGGTTCGGATCGTCCGGGTCTCCGGTGATGCGGACCACGTACCAGCCCTTGAGCGAGTGCCCCGCGGCGTAGAGCATGCCTGCCTTGCTGGTCGGGTTACCAGCCTGGATGATCTTGCCCCACTTGCAGTTCGACAGCGCCTGTTCTCCAGCCTTGAGCACCGGGATCGGAATGTCGCCGCTCTCGTCGACCAGGGCGAGGACGTATCCGGAGTGCAGGCCGGAAAGGGTGCGCCCCTGTTCTTCAGCATCAGCCGTCTTGCTCCAGGAGCGTGCCGATAGGAACCAGTCCTCGGGGTAATCGTTCGCGTAGATGCGCTCCTTCGTCCAGGTGAAGGACTCGGAGAGGTAGGGTGAGCGGGACTGCCACTTTGAAAACTCGGGCCAGAGGTTGTCCTTCAGGTTGTCCTTCGTCGTGCTGACAGCTGCGCCCTTTGGATGGTCGCCGCGGCCGCCGTAGCAGCTAAGGAAGTTCCATCCGCACCAAGCGAGAGCGGCCGATTTGCCAGGACCCGCGCAGGCCTGCATCGAAATCCTCATCTTGTCTGCATCCTTGGAAGGGAAAACGTTGAGGACTTCCTCCTGCCACTTGTCCGGAGTCACCTTGAAGTTGTCATAGACGAACTTGCAGGGGTTATCCCGCCAGTCTTTGACCTTCGCCCGAGCTGCCTGGAGCTTGGCATCACTCACAGCTCTTCCTCCCCACAGACCAGGTCCTCGAGCGACCGCTTCATGGTGACATCGAGCTTGTCGGTGAACATCTTGAGGTGACGCCCGGTCAGGGTTAGCGTCCCCTCCTTGGAGACCAGTTTGATCTTCTTGAGGTAGCCGACCAGGACGCGATCATCACCCTTACCGTCCCAGATCTCCTCAACCTCGATGCCGGCGATCGCACGGCGGGCAGACTCGGGCATCTGGGAGAGCGGGAGCAGGGAGCCGTTATCAGCAAAAAGCGAGATCGGGTCCAGGAAGGCGGCGTGTGCTGCTTCGGCAAGAACTCGATCAGCAGTGATCTCCAGTTTGGCTACGCGCTTGTCCATCCGCTTCTGGATGGCTGCTGCTATACCAGGTTTTCCTAGTAACTGAGGTCCTATCTTGCCTGCAGATTTCGCCGAGTATCCCGCAGCCATGGCCGATCTAGTGGCATTCAGGTCAACGAGATACTCGGCGATGAACATTTCCTGTTTTCTGGTCATTTTCTGACCTCTTTTCTATCTAACAGCCACCGCAACCCCCGCCTTTCTTCTTTTTCCCCACGGAAATCACCTCCTTTGATGACAAAAAGGCCCTGAGCACAATTGCCCCGGGCCTTCCTCTTGTTGTCCTGCTCGCAGTTGGTCATGCGGGCAGCGATATCAGCTTTTTTCTGCCTCGTACATATCACCTGCAACGAAATCATTCTTAAGCTGATATTTTTTTACGGTATCAACGTAGACGTAGCACATGAATCCGATGCGATATCCTTCCAGCCGTCCGTCTTCCAGCATCCGGAGAACGGTTGCTTTATGGCACCCCATTAGCCCCGCCACAATGGAGACGCGAAGGGCTTTTCGTATGGTTTCACTCAAAATCACCCTCCCTTCATCGCATCACAGTAAACCCTTCATCTGATACCATTTCTGCTGAGCAATACCCTCGGTTCCCCAGCCAAACCCTGGATAGCGCAACTCCATGGCCTTAAAAAACTCCAGTTTCTCTGCTGGCGTCTTGTCTCTCCGTGACATCATAGCGAAGCCCTGGATGGCAAACTTCGCGTGCTCGTCCCTGGCGACGATCTGCACCGCCGTGAGCTTGACCTCTTCCGGCTGGCTCTTGCTCCGGTAACGCAGATCTCCATAGCCTTTAGTCTTGTCCCATTCGGCTGTCCGCTGGTTTTCGGCGTCCCTGGCGTGGTGCTTCCCCTCGGCCTGGAAGATCAGCAGCACCTTCTCAGCCGAGGGCAGGTAGTTGGTCATGGTCTTGAGCCGCTTCAGCGCCGGGACAAGAGCGCCTTCGGGGACCAACAGCATGTCGTTCCAGATCTCGTTATACGCAGACTCAAAGCTTTTCTTGACCTGTTTCGAAGGGTCGAACCTCTCGATCAGCTCGGCAAAAATCCTAGTCAACTGTTGTTCCTGCATAGGCGGCCTCCTTCTGCGCTCTCAAGGCGCGTTGCAGCGGTCCGTCGGGTTCCGGATCGTTGTCCGGCTTCTCCCTGGGAGTCGGCATGTTCTTGAACCACCTGGAGACGATCAGGAAGGGATCGGCCCCGATGGAGATGTCACGGTACTTGGCCACCATCTCCTCAAGCTCAACGTCGACATCGGCGAGAGGGTATTTTGCTTCAAGCCAATTCCGCCTTTTGTCGATGCATGCCCGCAGCTGACGCTCGGTCGGAGTCTGGTCAGCTGCCGGTGCCTCTTTTACCGGTGGCACCACAGGCAGGCTTTTAGGTTCTTCTTTTATTTCCCTTTCCCTTTCCCTTTCCCTTTCCCTTTCCCTTTCCCTTTCCCTTTGTGTCATTTCTCCCG